AATAAGGTTTATCTGCACTAGCCCACCATGTGTCTTCTAAAGGTTTATCTGCTGATGCAATTATCTTATCAGTATTATCTTTGACCCATTGTTCTCTAATAGATAATTCTTCCTTATCTACTTCTCCATATAAGTTAGCACCTGCTATTGCAAAAACACTATAGCTATCATTATTACCCATTCGCTTACCAAACTTAAATGTAAGTAATGCTCTTGAATAATCTGCTGACTGTGGGGATAATAAACTTGGCTTAGGATATACACGACCTCTGAAGTCCAACTGATAAGGATAAAAGAAACCCCCCTTATCTAATAACAAACTTGCTTCTTCCATGATTAGTCTAACTTGAATAAATTTAGACATAGCTTGACCCATAGATTTATGAACATGTTGTGCTTCACGTTTCCATTTTATCAAAGCATCTTTATTAGTTTTAATGTCAAATGGTTTAGGTGGTAACTCCATTGCTCTAGGATTTACTGGAAGCTGACCTAAGTTAAAATCATTCTCCATACATGTCTTGATTACGTTATATATAGGCTTATTAATAACCCATTCAGTTTCTTGTATTATATTTACACTGTCATAAACAACAGGCATCTCATGTACCTTATTATTTAATTCTTCTAAATATCTTCTATTACTTGCTTTTACTAAATTGTAGTGCATCTGCTATTTCCTTTGGTTTATTTTCAAAATTATGTTTTTTTCCATAGTAACCCCCCAAAAATGGTGACGACCATTTGCGAGGTGGCATTAACATTGGTAAAAATTTTGGAAACAATGCTTCATTCTTAATGTTGAAGTTTTTTATTTCCTTAATAATTTTAGGTGTAGGTTGAACATAAGTAATAGTCTTAGTCTTATTAAGTTTCATATTACCTACTTTAACTAAGCCTAATAACTCACAGAGATGTATCATCTGAACACCTAAATGAAGCCTATGCTCTTTAGACCAATCATCAAATTGAAGTTCATGCTTGTTCATACAATAGACCCAAACATTCTTCTTATACTGCCATCTATTGGTCTTCTGGGGTATGTTTCTACCTTCTAATCGCTTGGCTACCTGATTATATTCAGTCTTCTTCTGCTCTTTAAATAGAAGTATTCTAGCTTCAAGCATGAGAGCATTACCTAATACAATAGATAATTTATTTAAGGTACATTCACTAGAGATACCATCAATAACATTCTTTAATATTATCAATGAACAAGTATCAAATATACTCTGGTTGTTAGACATCTTTTTAGTGTCTTGATTAAAAGCATTTTGAGATAAACATTGAACTATCTTTTTAACTGCTATGTGATGTGTTCCTACTTGACCAGTCTCTATTTTTTCCACCTTCAAATAAATTAAACTAGAAAGTTTATCTATATATTTTTGTTGTTGAAATAGACCATACATGGTCGTACTCTCTTGTTTCTTAATCCTAGCTTCAGTGACTAGGTGCTGATACCTGTCAATACCACCTCTTATCATCTTCTCCTCGAACTCTATTTCTTCTTGTATTTTTTTAATGTAATCTTCTTTATCTTTAAATTTACCACCTACTCCAACCTTAACTAACTCAGCTAATTGTTCTTGTAGTAAGTTTGCTTGTGTATCAGACATAATGAGAACATTTCCTTACATTTTGTATGCACATGTGACTGTTGCACAAGTTCTGTTGCATTTGTTTCACGAACAGTGCAGTAGTGCATATATGCAGTTTATAAAAAAAGGTGTTGATGTTAAAGAATAATAATACAGCAGTGCATGTAATTTTTTTGTGAGTAGTTCCTAAGACCAGTGTTTTCACCATAGCCTTGATACTACTTACTTTATAATTCATACAGTGCAACACATCACTCATAATGCAACACCTTGTGCAACAAAAATAACCCATTTGTTGCTTATGGTAGGCGAAAAAGGACTCGAACCTTCACCTCTTGCGAGACCAGTTCCTAAGACTGGCGTGTCTACCAATTCCACCATTCGCCCATTAGTGGGAATGTAATTAGCAGTCTTCATTTATTTAATCAACCCTTTTGAGTTATGACCTATTAAAGAAATTACGTTACTATCATTAATACTATTAACAGCTTCTCTTAATGCTTCAGGTGTTTCTTGTGCATAGTATTTTAGTACAGTCTCAATGCTTATTCCTGCAAGTTTTGAGATAACTTTAACTGGTGTTTTTGTTTCACATAATCTTGTAATGAAAGTATGTTTTGTTGAGTATGGTGTGAAGTCTTTTATCTCTAATATCTTCCCATACTTTTCAAAAAAAGTTCTCATACTTCTTACAGTTACATTCGGAAATAACTTTCTAGACTTATGTGCTATCGCAGTCTCTCGATATTTAACACAGATACGATAAGCAATATCATTTAGAGGTAAATCACCTGACCATTGCTGTGTCTTATGACGAAAAAAATTAATAGTCTTATTCTTATAATCAATACAATCTATAGTAAATTTAGCATCATAAAATTCAAACTGTAATCTTTGACCTAAACCATTAATTAAATACTGCATTGCATCTGCATGTTCTTCATCATTATTAGCATAAGCTAAATCAATAACTTTAATTTCATCTTCTCTACTAATTGGTTTCTTACTTTTACTTTTAATAACACGCAGGTTACTCCAACCCATATCTCTAATTCTTAAATCTGCATTAAGTAATTTAGACTGCTCTAACATTCTTTTTGATATAGCTTCTCTAAAAGTTTCTCTTAATACTGAAAGTCTATGATTAGTTGTTCTGGTATTAAAGGTAGCTAAATTATTATTAGGTCGTTCAATGATTGTCTTCTCCATGTACTTAATGAAACCATTGTAGTAACCATCAGTTTGCATGTCTTCAAGTTTAATATCTGGTGAGAAATAATTTAAAATATCTCTAATATAAATTTTAATATTTGTCTCATTCCCCTTGCCTTCCCACTGCTTAGTGTAAGTCATCTCCAAACAATCTTTTAGTGTTCCATGAGTTATAACCTTCTTACCATTCTTTCTTGAATGATAATTTGCTGAAGTTAATTGTTCAAGATGTTTGGCTTTTATCTCTATAGCTTCTTGTAGTGATTTCTTAAAAGAAGTATCACTGTTATCTAATATACTAACAGTATCATAAGCACTGTCCTTAACTTCTTGACCATCAACTATCATTCTTTTTCTTGTTTGAACTACAAGTAAATTATCTCGTTTAAGTCTGATACCTGCATGTAGTTTTAATATAGCTTCTCTACTGTTCATGTTACTCCTTATATTGCTGTCATTAATTTAGAACTACCAAAGATAGCAGGTATAGGTTCTTGCGTTGAACCTAAAAAGAACTTCTGTAGTTTCTTGCCTTCACCAGTTAATTCAACATATGTATATCGCTTATCTTCTGCGAATGGATTATCTGCATAGTTAATTAAAGCTAATGTTTCATGTAAGTATGTAAGTGTTCTACTTAATGAAGATTGATTAATACCTCTGCCTAAAATATTATTAAAATGATATGAGATACTTTCAGTTGACATCTCATTATCTTTTAAGATTAATATTATCTGTAACACTGCAACATAGTGAAGTGGTACTCCATTGGTATGTAAAGTCTTACCTTGTTTCTGCTCTACCTTCTTAATGTAATTCAAGAAGTGTTGTGTAAAACTTAAACTAAAGACTGCTTTTTTGTATTGCTCTCTCATTGTTTCCCCTTTTACTTTCTAGTTTTATAATGTTCGTAGAAGTATGAGTTTCTGAAGTTACTCTAGCTAAAGCTATTGCAACATTTTCATTAAACTCAGGTTCAGTAATCTCAGTGTCTCTAACATCTCGATATTTAACAAGTTTATCAAAACTATATTTGATACAAATGCCACCTATCTTTAATGCTGTAGATTTCTCCCAGTCATTACTGACAATGATTTGTTTCTTAAAAAAGGGTAAGTTCTTTGTTACCTTTAAAGGTTTAACTTCATAACTGAAGTCGTCAATACGTCTTAAAAAAGACTGACATCTAACCTTATGTATTACCCTACAAACTACCATTGCTACTACCATTATTGTTTTGTTTATAATTGTATTCATCTTACTTTTATTTCCTTACTTGCACAAGTGTTAATTACTAATGTACGACACTTTTCAAAAAAATAGATAATCAATGTATTGTGCTAAACATCTCTACCTAGATATTGTGCCTGTGTCCTTATATGCTATCTATATTTGGTATAGCAATAGAACAACGATAGAACATTACAGAAAAAATTGACTGGGGTTAAACTTGTATAACCTTAGCAAATTAAATCTTCTATGGTCTCAGTTACAACAACAATACTATATTCTTCAACATCAGTTTTATGTTTAGTAAAAGTTCTCTCAGCTTTCACTAAAGCATTGCCTAAATAATTAAACATTTTAGGTGACGTTGCAGTTTCAAGTATTGGTATCTCACCTTTAACTATATTTACTGTTGCCATTTGTTGTTTTCCTTACATTAGAACAGCTAAGAAGCTGTCTCTGTTTATATAAAGAAAGATAAATTACTTCAGTATTAGGCTTTAAATCATTTCTGATTTTAGCTACTACTCTCTGTAATTTATCACTTAATATTTCGTGTTGTTCAAAGAGAAATAATTGCATTATAAACTTACCTTTCTCAACATACGTAACTCACCTTTTGTTGCTAGTTCTTCAGCACTAGGTGTCAGCTTCATACTATCATTTACTTTAGTCTGAGCCTGTTTTCTTTTGTGTATATTTTGTATTGCTGTTGTTAGTCTACTCACCTGTGTATTTAGGTCAGCTACTTGTACTTGCAGTACAGTTACTTGGTCTTTTAGTTTTCTATTAAACATATCACTCCTTACAGTTAATGTTAAACATATCTGAGTTTTAATATCATATATGATTGATTTGTTTATATATACTCATATATGAGTTGTCAACTAATAATAAATCATTTGTGAAATTAATTCTTGATTATGAGTTTAGTATATGATTATCTTTCATTTATAAAAAAAGATGGTAGATATGATAAAAGTTAATAACATAGTAGAGTTCAACCCAAAAATGACTGACGTAAAATATACCTTAGAAACTATATCTAAATATATTAATCTTCTTATAGCTAAAGAAGGTAGGGATAAGATTGTAGAAAAATCAGGTATTGATAAGAATATTTTATATAGATTATCTACTGGTGGTAATACTAATCTCGATAAATATTTAAAGATTAGAAATGCTTTTCCTACAGCATTTAAAGATAAAGTAGAGAGTAGTTTATTATCTGATTGTCCTATCTTAGGTCAAATAATAGAAGACCATAAAGTTAGATTGTTAAATGTATCTCAACCTACTTCATTTAAAGTATTATCAAATACAGCTAAACAATTCTCACCTTTGTTTGGCTATTTAAACGTATCAGCTACAGCTTATACAAATTCTGTTCACCTGTTTTCTACATCTAATCTTAATAGTGATATATTAAATAAGCAGTGTATTAATAGAATAATTATGGCTTACCCAGAAGACAATAACCCTATTTATTGTTTAGCTATGTCCGACCAAAAAGGTTATCAATTAGTTGAACCCTTAACACGAAAAGTGATAATGACTGTCCCTATTAAAAATAATGTTAAATGGGCTAAATGGATTTCACTTACTTCATTTTCATCAGCTGAAAATATTAAACCTGATGAAAACAACGAGCATGACCATCTAGTTAATGAACAGTATATAAAAGATGTTCAATCTATAGGTACTCAATTACGAGAAATGTTAGACAAAAAATAAAAGTAGGAATGTAATTAGTTTTTATTAGTTGGACTACTGGTTTTATTAAGTGGGAATGTACTATCACTATAAACATAAGTGGGAATGTACTATCATTA